ACGAGCCTGGAACAGCCCTGGACGAAGAAAACATGGAAGGCTTTACCAGGATTTTAGAAATGATTAAAACACACTTTAAAACTGTGATATTAATATCACACTTGGATTCTTTAAAAGATTGTGTTGATCAACAAATTATAATAGAAAAAGATGAAAAAGGATATGCACACGTTAAGTATTAATACTTAAACTATTTAAAAAAAGGAGAAGATTTATGACTGACAAAATGAGACATGCATTAGATAAAATGCTTTCAAAAGTAGCTAGTAGGAAATTAATGGTCTGGGGCGTCGCAACTGGATTGGCAATTTTGGGCACCGTAACCTCTGAAGATTGGGTAGCTGTATCTTTAGTTTACATCGGTTCCCAGGGCGCTGTTGATTTAGCCGCAGCTTGGAGACACGGCCAATGACATGGCTAGCTACAAAACTAGCAATTAAGAAAGTATGGGCATGGACTAAAAACTATTGGTACGTGCCCGTACTTTTAATTTATACACTAATAATGTGGTTAGTTTTTCGCCGCAATGCGACGGCTGTGCTGGAGGTATTAAATATTTCTAACGACAGCTACAAAAAACAAGTTGATGTCTTGAACAAGACACACAAAAAAGAAGTTCAGAAAAAACAAGATATTGCAAAAAAATATGTTGAAACCATAGAGAACTTAGAAAATAATCATAAGAACGATATGGCGGAGTTAGATAAAAGAAAAGAGAAAAGAGTCAAGGAACTTGTTGAAAAAAACTTCGAAGACGAGGAAAACTTAGCCAGAGAATTGAGTAAAATGCTTGGAGTAACCTATGTATCTCACAAAGATAAAGAATAAATTTTTAGCTGCAGTTATATGTTTTATTACTATATGTACGACTAGCGTTGCTAGCGCAGAGACAAACAAAATAATAAATTTGGAAAAAAATCAATCTGCGCCATTTGCGGGCGTTTTAATGGATAAAAATACGGCCGCAGAGATACTAGCCAGAGAGGAATACAATAAACTTGAATGCGATCTTAAAATTAAAAATGCGCTTGAAAAGAACAAAGCAAAAAATTTGTTGGAAGTGGGTACGCTTCAAGCTAGCTTTGACTCGCTTAAGGAACAGAATTCTTCCATTCTTAAAATAAAAGATGCAGAAATTCTCAGACTGCAGGAGTTGGCCATTAAAAACCCAAACGACAATGCTCATTGGTGGATGGCTGGAGGAGTTGTTGTTGGTATTGTGACCTCTATAGCTATATTTTATGCTGCAGTTGAGGTACAAAGCAGTGAGTGATGAGAAAGATTACAATTACATTGCAAAGCTAGAAAAAGCTATTGCTACAAAATATGGAAAAGAGGCAATACAGAATCCTAAATCTAGCTGGAATGATGAAAAAGAAAAGGATTATCTAGCCCAACTTAAGGAAGCGTACGCTTCTAATGAAGAATTAGAGAACGATAAAGTAGAAGTTGATGGCGTTTTTGTCCCTAGAAAACTAATTAAAAAAGATAGTAAAAGGATTTGTCCTCTCTGTGAAAAATATTCTTTTTTTACTGGAGATGACGTTTACATGAGAAAATTTGATTGTTGTTATGG